ATATAAAGCAAGGGTCTGGAACAAGACAAGCATATTTTCTTGTGTCAGACAATTCAACAGGTGAAGTTCGTAGCAAGCGTTTAAATCCAGTTTCTGGTCTTCTTGAAGGAAGTGAATCCGTTGGAGGCTCTTGGACAGCTGCAACAACAAGTGTTGTCAATGTCGGTAACGGCTGGTATCGTTTGGTGTTAACAGCTACTAAGAATGCTGGAAGTGGTGTAATTACGCGAATTGGAATGAGCGATTCAAGCGGAAACTTTGGATATAATGGAGATGGTACTAGTTATTTGATGTTATCTGGTGTACAAATTAATCCTGGTTCTGTTCAATCATATATATCAACATCAGGTTCTGCCTACCAAGCACCCCGCTTTGATTATGATCCAACCACTCTGACTCCACGCGGATTATTAATTGAAGGTCAAGCCACCAATCTCCTTAAATATAGCAACCCAATTGCTACTACTGGTAGTCATTGGGGATTAGGTGGATACACGATTGGAACTGGCGCAACTTCACCAGATGGAACTTCTACATCATCACGGTTTACGGTCAATTCAAATAGCGGAGCGGCATGTTCGATGCAGCAAAGTGTGACGATGAATGCTACTTCATGTACATTTTCCGTTTGGTTCAAAAATGGAACATTAACAGGAAGTAGTAATTCAGCTCTTACTAGCATTGCTATAAGAAACGCAACAACTGCAACAATTCTACTACGATTCTATTTCAATGCAACAAACCCAAGTTCCATAACCTATGTTACTGGAAGCACTGGAGCAAGCGTTGTTGCATATCCCAATGGATGGTATCGCATCTCTGCAACTGTAACCAGCGGTATTACATCTGGTAATTCAATCACAGGTTATTTTGCAGGTCTTGGTGGATCAGTCAATGACGAACTAAACAATTATGCAGATTGGTGGGGACCACAAATAGAAGAAGGATCTGGCGCATCTTCGTATATTCCGACAGCTGCAAGTACGGTTACTAGAACTGCAGATGATTGCTTGCTTGATAATATTGCCACGGCATTTGGATTTAATGCATCTGAAGGTACAATTCTAATTCGATATGGAAACCGTAAGAGTACTGGTTCAAATAGATCATATACATTCTTACCAGCAAGCGGAACTAATAATCAGATTTTTGAAGGAAGTGGAACAGCATTTAATGTATATTCATCAGGAAGTTTTGTAGCCCAAATTGGAACTACAAATATATCAGGAGCACGACTTTGTGCAGCATATAAACTTGATGATTATGCGGTATCTGTTAACGGTGGTGCAGTAGCAACGGATACGAGTGGTGCAGTTCCGTCATCATTGACGCGATTGAGTATTGGAGGAAGTATTGTAAATGCTGCTGCTAACAATTATGGTCCTATCTCGCTTTTCAAGTATTGGCCCACTCGTCTTCCAAACGCACAACTCCAATCCCTTACTACCTAATATGGACTATCTACTAAAATATCAAACAGAAACAGATTTCAATGCTTCATTAGTAACTGCAGGTCTTTTACAAGAACATACAGATACTGAAGGAACTATTTATCTAAATCCTATTTCTGGTGTTACTATAGACCGTATTGGTCCTATTTTTAAACCAGAAGTGTTGAATGAAGATGGTACAGTTCTTACACCTTTTAGTGAAGATTTAGCATTTCATGCTAATCTACGACTATTATTTGAACTTACTCCTGAACAAGAAGCAATGTTATCTCAAGTAAATCCTTTTCCAACAACCCCTTATAGAGTATTTGCATAATGGCAAAAAAAACATATAAGTGTAATTGTGGCAAGACCACGACATGCACTGGCAAAGATGCCCAAAAAATGGTATACCCAAAGAAAGGAAAAAAATGAAGAAACCAATGAAGAAAGCAGTCAAGAAAGCTGCTGTAAAGAAAATGGCAGCTGATAAAAAGATGGCTGCTAAAAAGAAGTCATATTAATTTAAAACCCTAACGAAAGATATACACTATGAATGAAGAGACTCCCGATATTATGGAACAATCCCCCGAGACTCCAGTAGTATCACAGGAACAATCTCTTACATCGACAGCAGAAGATGCTATTCTCTCCCGTGAGAAGGCTGCTTTTGACGCTTATGTAAGAAACCAAGGCATGGCAGTTCCTGAAAATTTCAAGGATGCTGGTGCTTGGTTTGAAAGCCTCAAGAACGCCCAGAAGGAATATACCAAGTCACGGCAAGAGGTAGCTGATCTGAAGAAGAAGTACGAGCAGACCCCTTCTACAGCCAACCCAGTCAAGCAGGAGGCTGCTCCTACCAAGGAAGAAATCCCTGTCGTACCAGAGGTACTGAAGATCCCAGAGAAGAAAGTAGAAGAGACACCCAAGGTTGAGCCACAGGTTGCAACTGAGGATGATTGGAAGCAGTGGACCGTTGAGTTCGCTACTAACAATGATCTCTCTCCTGAAACTCTGGACACTATTAAGAAGAAGACTAACCTTCCTGAATCGGTCATTAGTGAATACATGATCGGCCAGAAGGCAAAACTTGAGATTGCTTACACCAAAGCAGCTGATCTCATCGGTGGTAAGGATCAACTTGCCAAGATGTTTGATTGGGCTAGTAAGAATCTAACTCAGGCTGAACAGAATTCTATTAATCAGAACCTCGCTTCTCCCGCTTGGGATATTGCTCTCTATGGCTTGCAAGCTAAGTATGCTAAGGCTACTGGCACAAGCAAGGCAGCAGAACCCAAGCAGACAGCAAAGGGTCAAGTACCCATTGCTAGCACTCAGCAGAGCATTACCGCTTACCAAACTAAGCGTGAATTCATGGCTGAGCGCAATGATAGACGGTTTGAAGTTAATCCTAAGTTCCGCGAATATGTTGAACAAAGGATGCTACGAACTGATTTTACAAAACTACCCAAATAATCCGCACCTGAGACAGCGGATTGACTGAGGACAGCCTATGGGCAAATCCCCCCATGTGGTAATGGATGGCCCTTGGCTGAACTCACTCAAGCAAGTAGACTCCTTTAGGAACAATCGAACGATTGAGCTTTCTATTATTGTCTCAAATTTTAGTCTACTTATAAAAGGAATAAACACATGCCACTAACAGATCACTTAGCCGGAACCGATATGGTTTACCGCGCTTCAACCTCCGCCGCCACCTCTGGCGGTACTCTCGGTCAGAACAAACTCTGGCTCCCACTCTGGTCTGGCGAAGTAATCAACGCCTATGATCAGTACAACATGTTTGAGAACATGGTCACCACCCGAACAATTTCTGGTGGTTTCTCTTACGAGTTCCCAATCACAGGAACCGTAGATCTCAAGGCTGCTTGGGAAGCTGGTGAAGAGCTTTCAGGTAAGGGCAACACTAGCCGTACCTTCAAGGTAAACCTTGATGCTCGCCCAATGGCTGCTCACTTTGAGACTGACAACATTGACTTGCTCATCACTCAGTGGGATTACCGCTCTGAGCTAGCTCGTCAGTCTGGTCTAACTCTTGCTAACACCCGTGATCGTCAGCTTGCCGTAGCCCTAGTCGCTGCTTGCGCTGTAGCTCCAATTACTAACGATCCCCGTGGTTCTGACTTCACAACCAATGCTTTCCAAGCTCCAATTGATGTAGGTGCTGTTGCTCCTTCAGCCGCAACTGAAACAACCGCTCTCAAGGTTCTAGAAGGTATTGAAGATTATCTTGTCAAGTGTCAGGAAAACGATGTACAGGTTAACAATGTTTACTGCGTTGTTACTCCAAAGGTCTTCCAAGTAATCCGTGCTCTTGGTATTACCAAGTCAGCTGATTCTTCTTCTGTCGCTTTCTTGAAGACACCAATGTTTACTGCTGGAGATGATTATGGTGGTGCAGGTGCTCCAATTTCAATGGGCATGAACGCCATGACCGACAGCCTAGAGTACATGGGTGTAAGAATTGTTAAGAGCAACCACCTACCCAAGACAAACCTTGAAAGTGCTGCCATCGGTTCTGCTAAGTACAACCTAGATGCCAGCGGAATCAACCTCCACGGCGTGATCTTCCAGCCAGAGGCCGTTGCTGGTCTATCACTACAGGGTATGAAGGTTGATACCGTTGCTGATGTTCGTCGTAACACTCAGTTCACCGTTGCAAGCATGCTCAAGGGTACTGGTCTAATCCGTCCAGAGCTTTGCCGTGCTATCGTTGGTATTGATGGTACTACAAGCCGCAGCGATCTACGCGCACTCTTGAATGGTGCTGCAAACAACCTCGCTAACGGCTTCAGCGCAGAGTACTTCTCTGTAGTCTAATGATTGATTCACACTCTACTTTCGGGTTTGTTTTTATAAACCGCGTTTGAAGAGGAGGTGATCATTATCTACCCCCGGCTCCCTTAAGTGGGAGCCGGGTGGTTTTTTTTATTCTAACAACAAGGAGGCTATATGGGCTTAATTACTAAGTTACAAGCAATTAATCAAATGCTATTGGCTTCAGGCGAAAACCTTGTAGCCGACCTAGAAGGCGAATCAGG